CACAATCCCACTGCAATTCTTTAGAACAATGGCAACTAAAGTCACTGGACAAAATCTAATCTCCCTCACTGAAACTATGAAAGGTAAGGGTGAGAAAGTCACTGCTATTTGTGTGGCAGCAGGATATACTACAGGGGATAAAATTAACTATACCGATTATTATACTGAACTCCTAACTGCACAAGGTAAAATTAAACTAATTGATGATAAGATCATCCCTGTCATTATTGCTGAAGATCCTTTATTTCAGCACACAATAGATAAACTCCTAGAGAATTATCCTGCTGGAGCAATAGAGGCATTTATTGAATTGAATGGGGAATGTTATATTGAATCCTTTGAATCTTCCTATAGGGGAGAGTATGAAAGTGGTGCAGACTTTGCCCAAGAATATTATGAAGAATTGAATGGAGATTTGCCCACTTGGATTAGTGTAGACTGGGAGGACACTTGGGATAATTTAAGGAATGAATTTAGTGAAGAGAATGGTTATATCTTCTGTAACACTTTCTAGTCAATTCTTTATACTTTAGACAGTCACAGTAAGCATACCTAACCCTGCCAGAATTGGTGGGGTTTTTTTATACTTTTAGTCTGTTACAGTTTGCGTCAATGGGTTGACAAAGTGTGGGGGGACAGTGTAAAGTAGAGGGAACAGTCTAATTGGGGTTTTTATAGTTGGGGATGGGGGGCGTAGCGTCCATAAGGGTATTGTAAGGTATAAGGGTATATCGAAAAAAGCAAACATCCCTAACCTACAGAGGTGACAAAATGAGAGCTATAAGTCACTCTGAAAAAAATTCTGAAAAGTAAAAAGGGACTCCAGAACCCCTTGCAGAAAAAAATTCTCTGAGGTATAATAAGTGCCTGTAAGGTCCACAGAGGAGTTATGAGACGTCCAGCGCCTTATTGGAATTTTTGGAGAGTAGTATTTGCTGGTTGGTTGATTAGGTATCCAGGAGTTTTGAGAGTGCCCATTGGGTTGTTCTTTGGAACAATAATAATGGTGTATCTACATAGTATTGGAAGTAATTGATACAAAGATATGCAAAAAATTTCTCAGAAAAAAATGAATCTTTCAAAGGTTTATCATATCTACTTGAAGGATAATTGTGTATTGCATAGTCTTACTGAGGTACAGTTTAAGAGTAACTGGGAGATATTGAATAATCTGGTTGGAATTATTACTACAGGATATACTGTAGAGGATTTATCCTATGAGGTAGTAGAGTATAACCCAGAAGTCTCAGAGGGGTCTTACTGAAGGTTATAGACCCCTTAGAGGGGATATTAGTCTTCTCTTCTCCAAGTACCATAGTAGCAGTCAAAGGAGTGGAAACCTTGATGAGTACCTCCTTTAAAGATTTGACCAAAGTCTCCTAGGACTTCTATGAATGTATTACGACTGATGACATGTGGGTGTGCAGTATTTACAGTACCGCCCAGTGGCTCAAAGACTCGAATAATCTTAGAAGTTGCTTTTGCTTTTTCTAATTGTGCTTTAGGATCAATGACATGTTGCAGACAATTAAAGAACCAAGTTTCATCTACAGTACCATAGGTTCCTTTAATATCTACATGTTCATAAGGGTCCGTGATGACCGTGATGTCTTGCGACTCGGCAATTGCTCGGTACTTATCCCAACGTGCCATTAGGGGTTCAATAGCAATCTTTGTTGCATTTCCTTCAATGAATCCTAATGTAGGAGTACTACCTGCTGCTACTTCTACAATAGATTTATTATCCCATCCTTTTTCAAGTTCAATACCTAGGTAACTAAAGATGATTTCTTTTCCTTTACGTTTATGATCAAAGTCATGAGGTCCATATTCAATAAATTCTTGATTCTGTGCTTGAACCCATCTATCATATGATACTGCTGGCATTTTAGATTCAAGGTAGTGGTTCCCCTATTTAGAGATTCCTTGACATAGGATAAATATCCACATATAATATTCACTGAAATGGAGTGATTCTAGTTTCATGGCAAAAGGATTTACAGTCAAAGCATCAAAGCCTAATACTCAGAAGCAAGAGTGGGATTATGATGCCATTAAGGAACGTATGCGAGGAAAGGCAATTGTCTTTTGTCTTCCTGGGCGTGGTTGTTCATATGCTTTTATGAAGAACTTTGTTCAACTTTGTTTTGATCTGGTACAAAACCAAATGAGTATTCAGATCAGTCAAGACTATAGTTCAATGGTGAACTTTGCCCGTTGTAAGTGTCTTGGTGCAAATGTGTTGCGTGGACCTGACCAGAAGCCTTGGGATGGTAAGTTGCCTTATGACTATCAACTGTGGATTGATAGTGACATCATCTTCAATACTGATAAGTTTTGGCAACTGTGTGACATGGCACTTCCTGCTGAAGCAATTGATGAGGATGGTACTATTGATCCTGAGAAGGAGCGTCCTATTAGTGCTGGTTGGTATTCTACTGAGGATGGACGTACTACATCTGTTGCACACTGGTTGGAAGAGGATGACTTCCGTAGCAATGGTGGTGTAATGAACCATGAGATGGTTGATGGCATTCAAAAGCGTAAGAAACCATTTACTGTTGACTACACTGGTTTTGGTTGGGTAATGATCAAGAATGGTGTATTTGAAGATGAGAAGATGAAGTATCCGTGGTTTGCTCCTAAGATGCAAGTCTTTGAATCTGGTGCTGTTCAAGATATGTGTGGTGAGGATGTCTCATTCTGTCTTGATGCAATTGAAGCAGGTTATGAAATCTGGTGTGATCCCCGCATTCGTGTGGGACATGAAAAAACTCGTGTTATCTGATACATATTAAAGGAGAATTATTATGGCAAAGCGTCCCTCTCTCAGTGGAAACATCATTGAAGCAAAACCCAAGAAAACCCGTCAGGGTACTGGAAAGCATACCAAATATGCTGCTACTAGTCGTAATGCAAAGCGTAAGCGTTATCGGGGTCAAGGAAAGTAATGCATAATCTCACAGTCTCTGAGGAATGGAATAGTATTCAACCTAGAGACTTGTGGGTCTATAATAAGTTACAGTTAAGCCAGACTTTAGGATATACTTGTGGACCAGCAGGTCTAGAGGTTCCTAAGTCTGGTTTTTATATTGTTAGACCTATTATGAATTTTATGGGTATGGGTAGATATGCCCGTATAGAATTCATTAAGAGAGATACTGAATACTTACATCCTGGAGAGTTTTGGTGTGAAATCTTTGAGGGAGAACATCTATCAGTAGATTTCTATAGAGGTAAGAATAATCTTGTAGCATTAGGTAAGAGAGATGATGAAAATAAGTTTTATAGATGGAAGTCTTGGGAGAAGGTAGAAAGGGATACAGAGTTTCCTGAAGTATTGAATGATCTTAAGGAAAGATATGAATGGATTAATTGTGAGTTTATTGGTGATAAACTAATAGAAGTACAATTCAGAAGGAATCCTGACTTTAGATTTGGTAATAGTATTGCTATTCCTGTATGGAAAGATGAACCAGAACCACAGATGCCTGAGAGTGTTTCATTCAGATACATAGAAGAAAGGGATTACAAACGTAAAGGGTTTATCATAGACTAGGCGATAGCAACCGCCTTAAAAAAGTTCTGTTCACCTAACAAGGAAAAACAGATGGCTAACAACCCAAACCCAGATAGGAATGTAAATTATATGAGAGAAACATGGGGAACAACTAGTCTTATTACAGACTACTGGTCAAATCCAGAACCAAAGCAAGAGATGCTTCGTGAGATTGCCAATGATGGTCTTACACCTAAGAAGCATGATTTAAAAAAGCAATCAGAATTGCATGAAAAGATTCGTAATGATGATGATTATGATGATTGGGAGTATGGTACAGAACCCATTCCCTTAAATGAGTTTTAGTGTAATAAATAATCCGAGTATTCTTGTATTATTACAGTGCCTGTAGAAAGAGTCAGTAAAGGTTTTAAAGACATTAGTGCCTCTTTTCAGGTCAATCCCCTGAACTTCGATCTGATTGGATTAAAGAATGAAAATGCTATTGCTAGGTCAGTTCGTAACCTAGTATTGACACAAAGAGGAGAAAGACCATTTGCACCTTCTTTAGGGTCTGGTGTGAATGGTCTCCTCTTTGAGAACATGGATAGTGTAACAGCAAGTGTTCTTCGTGATGAGATTGTTGAAGTCATCACAAATTATGAACCAAGAGTTGAATTGATTGATGTTACTGTTACTGCAGTTCCAGACGAGAATGCCATGAATGTAAGAGTCCAGTATCGTATTATTGGTATTGAAGCTCCTGCACAACAACTCACATTCGCATTGCAACCCACTAGGTAAATGCCTTTAGTCAACTTTAGCAACTTAGACTTTGATCAGATAAAGACTTCTATTCAGGATTACCTGAAGGCGAATTCTAACTTTACTGACTATGATTATGAAGGGTCTAATCTATCTACCATTATTGACCTGTTAGCATATAACACATATATCACTTCATACAACGCCAATATGGTGACGAATGAGGTGTTTATTGATAGTGCTACCTTGAGAGAGAATGTAGTTTCTCTTGCAAGGAATATTGGTTATGTTCCTAGATCTAGAAAGGCAGCAAAGGCAACTGTTTCATTCTCTGTAGATGCTTCTAATACTACAGCAACTACTTTGACACTAAGAGCAGGTTTAGTCCTGACCACATCAAGTAGATTTGGCAATACAAATTTCACATTCTCAATTCCATCAGACATCACAGTTCCAGTTGATTCTACAGGAACTGCATACTTCAATGACATTGATGTTTATGAGGGGACCTTTGTACAGCAGTCATTTACAGTAAGTTCAAGAACACCTGACCAAAGATTTACCTTAACCAATGCTGGAATTGATACTGCTCTTCTAAATGTCATTGTAAAAGAATCAGCAACATCATCTGTACAGAGAAAATACAGACAGTCTGATAGTTTGTTTGATGTCACTTCTTCATCCCCCGTATACTTCCTCCAAGAGGTCTCTGATGAGAGATATGAACTCTTGTTTGGTGATGGAGTTTTTGGAATCAAACCAGAAGAACCCAATGTTATCCAAGTAAATTATATCATCACAAATGGTGAAGATGGAAATAACCTTTCCAGTTTTTCCTTCTCTGGATCACTAGTAGATAACAATGGATCAGCAGTTACCAATGGCATTTCAGTTGTAACTACTGGACAGTCATCTTATGGTGGTAAAGCAATTGAATCTGTAAATTCTGTTAAGAAGTATGCTACTCAAATCTATGCTTCTCAGAATAGAGCAGTAACAGCATCAGATTATGAGGCAATCATTCCCAACATCTATGCAGAAACTGAATCAGTGTCTGCCTTTGGTGGAGAAGACCTTAACCCTCCTGCATATGGTAAAGTATTCATTGCTATCAAACCATATAATGGTGTATTCCTTTCTTCTGCCATTAAGCAGAATATTCAAACATCATTAAAACAATATAGTGTTGCTGGTATTGTTCCAGAAATTGTTGATTTGAAATACTTATATGTTGAGGCAAATTCAAGTGTTTATTATAATACTAACTTGGCACTTGATGCAGCATCAGTAAAAACTATTGTATCTGATAATATCTTAAATTATTCAAATTCAACTGAACTGAATAAGTTTGGTGCTAGATTTAAGTATAGCAAATTCTTGAAGATTATTGATGATAGTCATGAGTCCATTACTTCTGATGTCACAACAGTCACCATCAGAAGAGATATGGGAGCAAGACTAAATCAGTTTGCTGAGTATGAGATTTGTTTTGGTAATAGATTCTACATTAAGAATCATGGACATTCTGGTTCAATGGGAGGAACTATTGTTGGATACAACATCAAATCCTCTGGATTCACAGTAAGTGGTATTAGTGGAACAGTTTATTTGGGTGATCAGGCAAATATGGATCTGAAGACTGGTTCAGTATTCCTGTTTAAGTTAAATTCAGATACTGAACCAGTTATTGTTAAGAGAAATATTGGAACCATTGATTATGAAAAGGGCGAAATCAAATTGAATCCTATCAACATTCTTTCAACAAGAGTTGTAAGAAATGGTAGTCCTTTAGTTGAGATATCTGCATCACCATATTCTAATGATGTAATTGGTCTTCAGGATTTATATTTGCAGTTAGATACTTCAAATGTAATTGTGAATATGATTGCAGATAATATTTCTTCTGGCAATGATATTTCAGGAACTAATTACAAAGTGTCTTCCAGTTATTCAAATGGAAGTCTAGTTCGTGGTACACCAGTTTTAATTACTTCAAATACAAATACCACTTCTCAAACTACGGTAAATAGTAACAGTTCTAGTACCACCAGTACTAGTGGTTCCACTTATTCTTATTAAGTAGCAGTCGATAAATGGCAGTAGATAGAGTCAAGTTTCAGGACATTGTTTCTAGTCAAGTTCCTGACTACGTAAAGGAGGACTTCCCTCTCCTTACAGATTTTCTGCAGCAATATTATGTTTCACAAGAGTTTCAAAGTGGAACATATGACTTGATTCAGAATCTGGATCAGTATGTTAAGGTTGATGAGTTATTCAACCTGAAGACTTCTACTGTCTTGTTGAATGATATTTCATATGAAGATACAACTATTCAGACGTCTGCAAATGGAAACTTCACACAAGGATTTCCAGAAACTAATGGTCTGATCAAAATTAATGATGAAATCATTAGATATGAATATAAGACAGATTCCTCTTTTGTGAACTGCACAAGGGGTTTCAGTGGCATTACAAACTACATTGGGACCAATACCCCCGATGAGTTGGTTTTTAGCACCTCAGAGGCAAATACACATAGCTCTGGTGCGACAATTTATAATCTGAATATTCTTTTCCTTCAGCAGTTTTTTAAAAAGGTTAAGAATCAATTTACTCCTGGATTCACTGAAAGACAGCTATATTCAGGATTAGATCAAAGAAACTTTGTCTTTAATGCAGATAGTTTCTATAAGTCAAAGGGAACAGATCAATCCTTTGAGATTCTTTTTAGAGCACTGTATGGCGAAGATGTAGATGTTATCAAACCTGCAGAATATCTTCTGCGCCCATCTAATGCCAATTATAAAATCACTCAAGACTTGGTAGTTGAGAAGATTCAAGGAGACCCTCTTGATCTCAAAAACCTTACACTTTTCCAGGATTCATCTGGTGCCAGAGGTTCTGTAACTGATGTAGAACAAATTCAATATGATCAAGGTCAGTATTATCAAGTATCTATTGACTATGGATATCAGAGAGACATTGATGTAACTGGAACAGTTTTCAGTGAATTTGAACCAAACCCCAAAACTAAAATTCTGACTGGAGTATCAGTAGGTTCTTCAATCATTGATGTAGACTCCACCATTGGATTTGCAGCAACTGGCAAGTTATTGACCAATGATGTAGATGGAAATGTTATATCAATTCAATATCTTGATAAGAATGACAACCAATTCCTTAGTGTAACTGGTGTAGCTGCTACCATAGCAAAGACAACCAGCATTAGATTTGATGATTATTCTTATGCATATTCTGGTATCAATACCTCAAATCAAATTCAAGTAAGAATCACTTCTACACTGAAAGATCTTCAGTTGGAAGGTGAGACATATTACTATAAGAAGGGAGATACAATTCAAGTCCAATCACTTGGTATTGAAGACAATAAAGAGCAATCAAAGAATTGGTTCTACAATGTAAAAACTAACTGGGAGGTCTCAAGCATAAGTTCTGTTGACTTGACAGAAAACTCTTATGAAGTTAACACCTATGACCCACACTTCTTAAAAGTTGGATATGAGGTTTTACTTTCAGACTTAACTAATGATACTACATTCACTGGAAGTGTCAGTGCTGTTAGATCTTCTACATCCTTTATTGTTAACCTGACATCATCTATTGATGTTTCACATTCATTTAAGGTTGAAAACCAACTTCTTAAAGGATTCTCTACGAAGTATACACAACTCAATGATTATGTTTCCAATGTTCAGAATACATATACTGATTTTTCTGAAAATGTAATTGTTGCTTCCAACTCAATTCCACATTATGAAACTGCTGCTAATCCATACAATAAGAAGGTAACCTTCAGTGGAACCCTTACAAGCACCCAAGTAATTAGACTTACAACCTCCACAGATCATGGTTTCTATACAGGTGATTCAATTTGGTATAAACCATCTGTCACTACAACTACCACTACAACTTCAGATGGTGCAGAGATTGTAACTACCACTGAGAATAAGTTTGAAGGTATTGATGCAGGAATTTACTATGTCAAGAGACTGAACTCAACAGAGATTAGTATTGCTAGAAGCAAGGCAGATTTATTCTCTGGAAACTATGTGACATTTAATGGAACAGTTTCTAACAACGAGTTCATCTACTATGATTTCTATCTAAAAACTGTTCAACCTCAAAAGATTTACAGAAATATTCTACCTCCTGTTAACAAAAGTGGAAACTATATCACAAAGCCAGGTTTCACTGGAATCTTTGTTAATGGTGTTGAACTTTTAAACTATAAATCTACTGACACCATTTCTTATGGAGATATTCAATCGTTTGAGGTTCAAAGAGGTGGTCAAAACTATGATATCATCAATCCACCAGAACTTTACATTACTGATGAAGTTGGAACTGGTGCAACAGGCAAGTGCTGTGTAACTGGTCAGTTAGAGAGGATCGATATTATTGATGGAGGATTTGATTATGTTGATACTCCTGTTGTAAGAATTAGTGGTGGTAATGGTAAGAATGCTGCAGCAGAAGTTAATATGTCTGCTATTATTCATTCTGTAACTTTTGCTGCAAATTCAACTGATAAAGTCAATACCACTACAGACACTATTGGTTTTGCAACTTATCATAACTTTGGACAAGATGAAAGAGTAATCTATAATGCAGGCAATGAAACCAAAGTTGGTGGTCTTTCAACAGAAGCATCTTATTATGTTGGTGTAGTTGATAATTATACTGTAAAACTCTACAACACCCCTTCTGACTCCAGCATTGGTATCAATACTGTCAATCTGACATCTCTTGGAACTGGTTTACAGACTCTAAAGTCTGCTGCAAGAAAAAATATTATTAGTAGTATTGTAGTTACCAATCCTGGAACTGGATATCAGAATAAGCAGAGAACTATTCCAAGTTCTGGTGTAAGCACTGCACTGAATCAATTTACTATTGCTGATCATGGATATCAATCAAAAGAAATTGTAAGATATTCTGGAACTAATGTTGGTGGACTTTCTACTACTAAAGATTATTACATTGTCAAAGTAGATAGTAATACATTCTCATTGTCTGAAGTTGGAGTTGGGTCAACTGCAACAAATTATTATTATGACAACAAAATTATTGTAGATATTAAGAGTGAAGGCACTGGCACATTCAACTATAAACCCATTGTTGTTTCCATTGAAGGAAATACCGGCATTTCAACCAGAGCTGGTCAAAGTTTTGCTGCTGTTGTTCAACCAATATTCAGAGGTTCTATTGATTCTATTGACCCAGTTACATCTGGTGTTGGATATGGTTCTTCTGAAATCATCAACTTTAACAGGCAACCAGACATCACATTTAGAAGTGGTGAAAATGCTGTATTAGTTCCTGTTGTTAATAATGGAAGCATCACAGAGGTTATCATCAATAATGGTGGAAGTGGATATAATTCACCTCCCGATTTGGTGATTGATAGTCCTACTGGAGACTATGCTGCACTGACACCAATTCTTAGAAATGGAAAGATTGTAGATGTAAAGGTCATTAAAGGTGGCATTGGATACCTCAAAGATAGAACATCTATCAATGCAATTGCTGCTGGTTCTGGAGCTATTGCTGCTGCAAACATCAGAACCTGGAACATTAATCTATTTGAAAGAAACTTTGAGACAATTACTGGCGATGATGGCATTCTTGAGCAGAATATTGATGAAACTTCATTGGAATACTCTCACCTGTATGCTGCAAGAGAGTTAAGAAAGGCAGTATATTCTGTTTTTGGAAGTGATGACGATAATTCACTTTATGGAAATCCTGACCTCTTAATTGATAAAAATGTTGAGGTTGACAATGAATATCACTCACCAATCATAGGTTGGGCATATGATGGAAATCCAATTTATGGTCCATATGGATATACAAATGCAACTGGTGGTTCTGTAAGAAGAATGAAGTCCAGTTATGAAACACAAGTTACTGGAACCAATAGACCACCAACAACAATTTACCCAGCAGGTTTCTTTGTTGAAGATTATGTCTACACTGGAACTGGTGACCTTGATGAGCACAATGGAAGATACTGCATAACTCCAGACTATCCAAATGGTGTCTATGCATACTTCACAACTATTAATTTTACAGTTGATTCATCTGGTCCATTCAAGAACTACAGAAGACCTGTCTTCCCATACCTGATTGGAGATAAGTTTAAGTCAGAACCAAATAATTTCAACTTTAGACTTCAATCAAATCAGGATCATTATGATATTGAAGCATCTGGTCTTCTGAGAAATACTGCAGAATATCACACCAATGATGAGAAGAGTGGATATGACTACATCTTCAATTCTACAAAGGTACAAAAGCAAACCATTGACATTACAGCAACTTCTACTGGTTCCATTGAACAAGTAGGAATTCTTACTGGTGGAACAAACTATAGAGTAAATGATAGTGTTTCATTCAATAATGGTTCAACGGGTGGTAGAGATGCTGATGTAAAAGTCTCTAGAGTTCTGGGGAAACAAATTAGTAGAGTAAGTACTTCTACAACGTCTTTCTATAATGTAGAGTTTATCAGAAATAATAATTCTTATCTTGGATTTACATCAGTTCCACACAACCTAGAAAATGGAGACACCATACAGATTTCTGGTATCTCCACTTTCTTCAAGGGATTCAATGGTTCTTACACTACAGGAATCAGAAGCGACAATTTTGTTTTAACACTAGGAGTTGGTGACACATCTTCTACTGGTTATGTGGCATATTTCTATGTTTCTGGTGCCCTTCAGTATCCATATATTCGTCCCAATGATGTACTTGGAATTGGAACTGAAAGAGTTAAGGTCTTGAATATAGATCCTATCTCTCAAAGAATTAGAGTACTTCGTGCACAAGATGGAACTATAGGTGTTGCTCACACTAATAAGGAAATTTTACTTGAAGATTCAAGAAAGTTCAGAGTCAATATCAGTGGTCTCACTACAACAAGATCATATGCAGTCAATGAAGAACTTTATTTTGACCCTGCAGAATCTGTGGGTGTTGGAACAGTATTGTCTACAGGTGCTGGAACAACCATCACATTCTCAAATCCTGGTGTTGGAGCAACTCAAGTATTTGTAGAGCCAAGGTCAATTTATTATCCAAATCATGGTCTGAAACTTAATGAGACTATTT